CTTTGCTTTACATTTAACCCCGTGAAATACAAGCGCATTGTTTTAAAGGACAGACCGTTCACCTTGCATGTGTTTCATGGCTATCGGCCTACCGAGATAGCTTTGAAGCTAAACGCGGTAAACAAAAGCGGTCGGAAGTTCAAGGCCTCCGAGTTCAAGCTGCATCGGCACAGTGAGGCCGAGACGCACTATCTGGCTCCGGACATGCCCAGTCATTACGCTATTATTCTAGCCAAGGTCGATATCGAGACCATAGCCCATGAGGTGTTTCATGTGGTGATGGAGCATCACCGTTATATAGGGGTAACGTTAGACGTTAGTAGTGAGGAGAGTTTTGCTTATTTATTTGGATATTTAATAAAGGAGATTCATGAGTCTTTTTAAGAAGTTTTATCTATGGTACACGGAGAACGAGGTCAAGATGGGTCTCAAGGACTTGTCAATGTATGATGTGGCTGATGTTTATGCCAAGGTTTTCCCTGGTGACAACAGGCCAGTTTGGACCTTACGCAACTATACTGCAAGGGTCAGACGAGGTACGGTGCCAAGCTTTAAGCAGGAAAAGGTGCAGGAGATTGCGGACCATATTTTGGACAATCTAGCCGAGGCGGAGCGTGGCTTTGGGGATTTGGCTCCTGCTGATTTCGATGATCCGCTATCAAACCTGATTGACTTCCCGACAAGCTGGGCTGAGATTAACGAGGCGATTGTGATTGATGGGGTGAAGCGGCTAGGGGTTTGTAACGATATCCATTTGCCGTACCATGATAAGTTTGCGGTACAGGCCTGCTTTGCCGAGTTTAAAAAGAGGCAGGTAGATGGTATTTATTTGAATGGTGATATAATGGATTTGGAGGATGTGAGCAGGTTTGAAAAGATGCCAGACGGTCGATATCTAAAGGATGAAATTGAGGTCGGTCGGCAGTTTGTGCGGAGCTTACGGAAGCTTTTTCCTGATGTGAAGATATATTGGAAAGATGGCAACCATGAAAAGCGGCTTGAGAGCTATGTCAGTTCCAAGGCACCTGAACTGGTTAAGCTGTTCGGTATGGACATACCCACTCAGTTAGGGTTGGCCGACCATGATATCATCCACATACCGGAACATAAGGTGGCCAAGTTTGGCAAGCTTTGGTTGGCTCACGGTCACGAATTAGGCCTTAAAAGTGGCACGGTCAACATCGCAAGGCAGGTAAGAATGCGCGTGGGTGTTAATGTGATGTTCGGGCATTGGCATAAGAACCAGCAGGACAGTTCGCGTAACCTTGCTGATGAGGTCCACAGTGCCTGGGCCATCGGTTGTTTGGCATATCTGAAGCCGCGATATACCGGTATTTTGAACCAATGGACCCAGGGCGGTGCTACTGTGGACTTGCATGAGGATGGTAATTTTACCGTTAATCAGTTTCAGATTGCCGATGGCGTAGTGATCTGACGGCTAGGCCTGACCTTATGCGGAATGCTTTGAGCTTGGCTATTGATACACCGATTAGCTTGGCCATCTCGATGTTAGATAGTCTAGGGTTTTCTCGAATCATTCGGATGTCAGCCATTGTCCAGCGGCGGTTTGTTCGGCTTCTCATCGGCACACCTCACATTCCCAACCGTATTGGTAGCCACGGTCGATTATTCGGTTAAACTGGGATATCTTGGCACCGCATAGGCAGCGGCCAGTCTGCTCGATTTGCTTGCGTTCGGCTTCGTGCCTGCGCTTCCAGTAGAAGCCCTTGTAGTGGGTTTTAAAAGAAGATTTCATTGCGGTAGTTGTCTAGTTTAATTATGAATGAACCGAGTTGCCATAGTGCATCAGAGACATCATCCTGCACCTGATCGCGGGTGATGTGTAGAATCCAGATGGGCTTTTTGGTGAGGCGAGGGTCGTAGGAGACGAAGTCGAGCCATTGTAGGTCTGGGTTGACCATGAAGTAAGCCCAGATTTGCTCCTTGTAGTCGTTCGGAATCTTGCCTTGACGGATGTACTTGATATGGGTTTTGGTCTTAGGGCATTTTATTTCGACTGCTCCAGTCGTTCCGATGTATCCGTCTGGTGACATCATAAGGATAGGCCATTCGCTGGACTGGATGAGGCATGGGTGGTCAACCTCATGGCCGGTGATGTTGGAATACTCTTGTATTGCGAGCGGTTCCAGGTCGATGCCGCGCTGCATCTCTTCCGATACGAAGTCATCGTCATCGGATAGGCCTGTTTCCTCTTCGGCGATTAGTTCATCGAGCAGGGCTAGGTTATCCTTGGCGAGCATCTTCTTGAGGCGCGTACCTGTTATCTTACCGAGCCGTAGTTGGAGCCATTCGTGGGTTCCTTGGTCGCAGTTGTGGATGATCATTGGTTTTCCTCCTTTCTAAAGTGTTTTAGTTTGCTAAATTGATCACATATTTTATCGCCTTCTTTCCAATTTTCAGCTATGGCAATCAATCTATATTGATGATCCTTTTTATCCATTGTAGCTTTAAGATTTGATTCAATATATTCTCTCATGGTTTCCAAGTGAAAACATCCTTGTTCAAAGGAATATAGCACGGCTGTTGCATCCATTATATTCATACCAGGCCTCCTTTCTTGTTATCCTTTGCCTTGATGACATCGGGGTGTCCTTGTTCCTCTTTGGATAGGGCGGTGTAGGTCTTTTTAAGCTCATCCAAGGTGGTTGCTGCGTTGATGGCTGCGATTGCCTTGGCTGGGTCGATTGTATTGACTTTGGGCAGGAAATCACGGACTCGTAGCGCATCGACATCCTCGCCGAACGCACGGATACGACGTGCATAGATTTGAATCTTTTTGCCGACCCACTGCTCCATGTAAGGTGTCTGATGCACCTTGGATATGGTCTTGGCGTTGGTGGTGTTTAGGATCATGGGCTTGACCTGCTCCATAAAGTGAACGACTAGGCAGTCTTGCTTTTTGCCATCGGTGTTAGCGACTTGTTCGAGGCCGCATGATTTGATTGTGAGGATTAGTTCCTCACCTGGTTGAAGCGCATATGCTCCGATGTAGTCTGGATTCTTTAGCTGTTTCCAGTGGGTTAGTTTGTCTGACATTTGCTGTAAGTGTTTAGGAATGTTTTAATTGGTTTATTGAAAGTAATGATGATTGATTGCTCTTTATGGTAGTAGACCATGTCATTGATGACCGTTACGATTCGCACGCGCTCGCCGGTAAAGGCGTTGCGCCAGGTGCTATTCTTGCGTGGCTCTTCCATCTCCCAGGATTTGTATAACGTAGTCATCGCCTTTGGTCAGTTGGACTGACTTCCAATAGCCCTTTTTGAAAGCGGTGTTGGATATCTTGACCATGTGGTCACAAAGTTTGAAGAACTCCTCGCCAGTTATCTTGTTGGCTTTGTAGAGCGCTGAGATTGGAGCTATCATCTCGGTTGATGACATCTCGATGCTGTTTATTAGTTCTGTTGCTTGTTTCATGCTGATTGTGCTAGTTCGTTTAGGTATTCAAAGGACATCCATGAGAAATCGTAGATTGATGGGTCGATGGTATCGTGTCCTGTTTCATCCCATACGGTTATCACCTTATAGTATATGATGTCAAGGTTTTCATCGTACTTGACATAAAGATCCACGCTTGTTCCATCTGGGGCATAAACGTATGCGTTAGCTTCCATGCTGCACCCTCACTTTCTTATTATGCTCATCGATTTGCTCGGCTGTGGGCAGTCCGTGTTGCGCCCAATAGTGGCGTAGTCGATCGAGTTGAGACAGGTTAATTCCGCCTCGTACTGTTTCGGATTGGTCCATTCTGATTGGCAGGCCTTGTGTGATACGGCGGTTGTAGTCTTCAATGTCCATGGTTTTGGAGGGTTTTAAGGATTGAATAAACACTTACGGGAATGAGTAGTAGTGCGAGCAGGTAATGTTCCTGATCTGCTGCGGCCATCGTCAGGAACGTGGCGGCGAATGCTAGTAGTGCTGTTTTCATTTGGCAACCTCCATCCATTGGAATCCTGATTTTACTTGAGAGTTGCAATTAGCTAGGGTGCTTTGAAGTTGTGGCAAATAGACAATGGATGTCTTAAGAGCATTAGTGAATTTTGGGTCTTGGCCAATTTGGAACAAACCGATGGTAACTGTTTGGATGTTGTGTTTCATGATGCTGTTGTTTTAGTTGTTTGAATTATTTTGATGAGGCAAATATATTACAATTTTGTACCATAGGGCAACAAAAGTATAAATATTTATTAACTTGCTGACAATCAAATCAATTATTTTCAAAGATATTTTTTTGTATAAATGTTTAGCGGTTGGGTTAGGTATTGTTTTATATTTGCCCCCATGATTACATTGAACGACCTTATTAAGAGTACGGGGCTTAAAAAGGAATATATCATCAAACGCACGCTGATACCCCGTAATAAATTCTACAAGGCCCTGAATGATCCTACCATATTCACGATGGATGAGATTATTCGGCTGGCTGACTTACTTAAATACGACAAAAACCGAATCATTGAAATCATATATGGATCATCGCATCCAGGACCTGATAATCGATAGTCTGGAGATTGGAATGAATAAAAAGCTATTGCTGGCATCTACCGGCATAGACGAGGAGACATTTGATTACAAGGTCGAGTTTAATAAATTCACACATGGCGAAGAGAAACTTATTCGTAAGCTTATCAAGGATTGGCGCAAAGCTAATGCGATATTTTAACTGGCTTGGGCGAGAGCGCATGAAAGCCATGATTGACTGCAAATCACCATTAGGATTTTGAAGATAGCACTCATAACAGGTATCACTGGACAGGATGGGGCATACCTATCCGAGCTGTTGCTACGCAAGGGTTACGAGGTGCATGGCATCAAGCGCAGGTCATCTAGTCTGAATACCCAGCGCATTGATAGGTTCTACGAACACCCTAATTTTAAGCTGCACTACGGCGATGTGACCGATGCAATCAACATGCATCAGTTGATCGCCAAGATTCGGCCCGATGAGATTTACAATCTAGCGGCTCAGAGCCATGTGGCGGTCAGCTTTGAGATGCCACTATATACGGTCAATGCAGACGGTACCGCGATTCTCGGCATCCTTGAGGCAGTACGTTTGCTTGGCCTTGATTGCAAGATATACCAGGCAGGAACGAGCGAAATGTTCGGAAATGCTCCTGCACCGCAGAACCTAGCTACACCGTTCATGCCATGTTCACCGTATGCCTGCGCCAAGGTAATGGCTCATCACTTGATGATAACGTATCGGCAGGCGTATGATATGCACTGCGTCAATGGTATTTTGTTCAACCATGAATCGCCGCTTAGGGGTGAGACCTTTGTAACTCGCAAGATTGTCGATGCAGCCAAGGCCATCTATCATGGCAAACAGAATATTTTAAAGCTAGGCAATCTTAATGCTTCACGCGATTGGGGTCATGCCAGGGATTACGTTAGGGGCATGTGGGAAATGATGCAATATGAAACGCCCGAAGATTGGATTCTCGCCACTGGGCAAGTATGTACGGTCCGCGAA